CCTCGTTGTCTAGCTAACATCTTGATGTTTTCCGGGGAAGTATCGCTGTAAATTGAAATTGCCAATTCTCTATCCCTGGTGGGTAACTTAGATAAAGCCTTGTCACAAGTATTCCAATTCAACTTATCTACATTTGAATGAAACATTGGATTCCTGTATCGAACATAGAACTTCATGCAATGTTCAACATAATCGGATACATAAGATTTACTCATGAAACTCGCCCTCAAAATACCATTTATCGTCTACACATATAGGGTATCCCTCTACATCTGAAGGTTTAACCTCGCCGGTACATGCTATGTTTTTAGCATTCTCTAATGTCATTTTATTCTTTGCAAAATCATTACCGGTAGCTAAAAGAAACCCTACATCACCATTATCATCTACCTTAAATCTATATGTCGTAATCTCGCTTAGTTCGTTCAATCTTTGATTTTTCAACTTGTTGTACCTCCTCTTCGCAATCTAATAAATAAATCAATTGTGCTAGGACAAGTCTAACATCTGCTAATTCTTCTATAACATTAGCCTTAATCCCTCTATTCTCTTTACAAAATGCCTGTATGAGTTCCGACATCTCCTCGATAAGCTGGTTTGTTTGTGTTTTGATTCCGAAGAACTCAGCTATCTTATGTCTATCATCGCTCTGTTCAAGTTTCGTTTTCTTTAACTCATACCACTTTGCTTTTTCTAAATCCTGGTAACCATTTTTAAGAGTATGCCTATAACGGTACTTATAGGCATTTAACTCACAGAACGCTTGTAGTTTTTCTGTACCGAACTTATCAAGCATCTCCTCTATGCATTCTTTTCGACCAGGTATGTTGTAATGTGATGGGTGATTAACCTCTGACATACCCACCTCCCGATCAACCTAATAATGCGTCTATATCTAATCCATTATCACTGGATGTGGACTCAGCTTTTACAGCTTTATTCCCCTGTGCCGATTCAAGTGCTTTACCTGTTGGTTCGGTATCAAATCCATCTGCTGGTAACTTATCACCTAAGTTTACAAAAGTAACAGTCTTGGTAGGGTCTTTGGTACTTGGTGCTTTCACATGAACCACTTCTGCTCTTATATAGCGGTCTATCAATTCACCTGGGTCGACCTCTTCGACGCCGCAATTATTGAGGGGCGCT